CTAATCCCAAAATACCTGCAGTAGCCGCTGCAGCTGCAGAAGCCATTATTCCCACAGCAATTCCAAATCCTACAAAAGCAGCTGCCGTAGCTAAAATTTGTTCCGGAGACATTTCTTTAAATTGTATCACCAATGCTTCCATTCCTTTTGCTGCAAAGAAAATACCAGCTCCTGCCATTAATAAACTAGCTCCCAATGCAAGTCCTAAGCCTCCTAATACTAAAGCACCCTCCATTGCTGCTGGGTTAGCCATTGCTTCTAGTCCAGAAGCCAATCCTTTTAATCCGGCACCCGCTATTTTTCCTAACATAATAAGACCAAATCCTATAGAACCCGCAGTCATTAAAACGAATGCTCCGGATACCAATGCTAAATTACCAGCACCACCTCGTACCCCACTCGTATTCATACTTACTATTCCTTTAGCTAATCCAGTTAAACTTTGATTTATTTTTTTACCATTTAATTTTTCTAAACGTTTAGCACCTGAATAACCGGGTATCATAGCAACAAGACCGATGCCTGCAGGTATTAAATTAAACGCTCCTTTTGCAACATTGCCTTGACCCATGGATTTTAATCCTTCGGAAAGGTTAGTTAAGAAGGTTTTAATACCTTCACCAGCTCCGGATTTAACTTTTGCATCGGCAGTTTGTGCCATTTCGGCAGTTTCTGATACTTTATCCGGAGATACAGACTCAGTAACTCCGCCTATCAATTCTTTTCCTTTTTCTTCAGCTTTACCTTGCAACCCTTCAACTGCTGAATCTACTTTTCCTCCAACTATTTCTTCAACCTTACCTGTTGCTTTATCTTGTATAGTTTCAGTAGCACCTTCTGCCGGTTTTTGTATTAATTCTCCTGCTTTTTCTTGTGCAGCTTTTTGCATAGATTCAGTTACCGAACTTACACCTTCTTCTACAGGTTTAAATGAAAACTTCTTAGCCCACTCTTGCATTTTATCAAAAAAAGATTTTCCTGATTTGGAAGCGTTTTCAAAAGATTTTTTTGAATCGTTGCTCCATTCTTTGAACCCTTTACCTACCAAAAAAGTTTTTAAGCCAGACAATGCATTTTTCATTGAATTTTTAAGGCTCTTCCATATACCATCACCTTCTTTAAGTTTGGTAAACCACTCTTTTGTAGACTTATAGGCATTTACTATACCATCTTTAGCAGATCCCAATCCCTTACCTACTGCTTGGATTGGGGCAAATAAAGTGCCTAACAATCCTCGAGTCTTAAAGAATTGTGTATTTATTAAGAAAGTTACTGCTTTCCATCCTAAGAAAAGTTGTAACCCGGTCTTTAAATAAGGCAATATAGGTTCAATCATACCAAAAATACCGGATATGAGACTAAATATCGGATCTAATACAGGTAAAATAACATTGGCGAATATATCAGCTATCTTAGACACCGCGTCTGCTATCTTTTCTTGAGTTAATTGATTACGTTGCTCTTTTAATAATCTATCAGCAGCTGATTCATTACCTTCACCTAATAGTTGTAAATTCTTTTCATACTCAGCGCGCTGTTCTGCAGTCATATTATTGATAGCATCTTGCTTTTCCAACGATTGTTGTAATTCAGCAACAGTAAGACCTGCTGCTTTAGCAATAGCTTCTTTTTGTACTGCGTTCATTTTATTGAAATCTGCCAAACTTCCTATTTGACCTAAAGTTTCTTTAGCGGCTTCTTCTATTTTTCCTTGCATAGCAAGTTCTCTAGCTTTGTCTAAATTAATTTCTCTACCTAATAAAACAGAAGCAGTCATTTGATCTTCAATAGAAGATTCAAAATCTAAAAGAGTTTTAGAAATATCTGCTACTTTTCCTATATCTAAACCTAGTCGTCTAGCTTCAACGGCAGTTCGTAGTAAATCTTGAGGAGTGCCTTTAAAATAGGTGGCTATTTGTTCAGACGATCCGGCAATGTCTTGCATTACTAAATCAGGAGCAACGCCAGCTGCTTCAGCAAATTGAGCACCTAAAGCGGCTATATTACCGGCAGTCTCAGCACTCGCGCCTGTAGACGCTTGTATTTGATACATCGTCTTAGCAGCATTATCTGCAGATATACCAAATGCTTTTCCTAATAATGTAGCTTTTTCAACTGCCGTGTCAGAAACTCGATTTATTGACCCGTACACACCCACCAAAGCATTAGTAGATTCTAATACTTCAGACATTTCTACACCCTGGGCACGATATTCTAAGGATAAATCGTGTGCATAATGTAATGCATGCTCACTTTGTTTTACGGTTAATTTAGAATCATCTAAAAATTTTCGGCTTTCTCTACCGAGTTTCATATATTCTTCTAAAGCATGGCCTATTAAAGCTCCCACCAATGCTAATGGACTAGTCATTGAATCTTTAATAGCTTTACCGATGCTTGATATTTCTTCACCTTGGTCTCCTAAAAGAGAAGTTATTTTTTCGGTTAAGGATTTTTTAACTTCTTCTTCAATATTTTGTTTTTTCTTTTCCTCAGAAATTTTCTTTTCTAATTCTTCTACTCTTTCTAAATTGATTACGTTTTCTTTAGCAACATTTAATTGAAGTTGTGAAGAACCTAAAAGATTATCAACAAAAGCTAATTGCTTTTCAAGAGACGCGCTCTCTTCTTCAGTAGCATTTTTTAGTTTTTCAACAAGTACACCTCGATCTTTCTCCAGTTCAGTTATCGTCGTACCAAGTTTAAATTCTTGGAATTTTAAATCTATAAATTCTTTAGATTTATCTTCAAATTTATTTTTAGTTTTATATTCTTCTAAAGAAATTTTAGCACGAGCGGCCGCATCTCTGGATAAAATATCCCCGGTAGCGATTTGTGAATCTTGTATAGTCTCTAATAAATCATTATATTTTGAATATTCATTGACAATTTTAACTGACTCACTAACAGTATTTTCAACACTTTTTTTGATTTCGTTTTCTAAATCTGCGATAGAAACATTTTTATCCAATTCGCTCTTAGTATATAAATCTCGTATTTTATTTAATTCCGCTCGTTTTTCTTCTATTTCCGCGGTTTTAGTGGCAATTACATTATTTATCTCGCTTTTTTTGCTAATTTCGTTTTCATACTTACTACGGTCTTCTAATATGCTTATTTCTTTCTCTAAATTGTTTATATCATTATTTAAAGATTCGGAAGCTTTTTTAGATGCGTCTTTTTCTTGTTCTCGAATAGTATACGCCTTTTCCGCTTCTTTTGTAATTAGTTTTTGAATCGTGTTATTAGTAAGTAATGATTCATTTATTTGGTTGGTTATATCTTTATCATCATTAGAAAACTTGACTTTTTGTAATATTTTAGCAACTGCATCGTTTAAAGCATTATTTTGATTTTCGGTACTTTCATTTTGTTGCTGGAGAACTGATAAATCAAGTCTATTTAATTTAAATATACTAGAACCTAAAGATTTTAATTCAGATGTAAGAGAAACAATATCCGAAATATTGTTTTTAGAATCGTAATATCTAGTATTTAAATCTGCGACTCCTAAAGCAACATCTCTAGTTACATCTCCCGTTACACCAAGAAGCGTATTAAGCCTGTTAACTTCTTGTTTTGCCTCTTCTAATTTCTTAGTTAATTCCCGAGTTCTATCCATTTTAAATACTATAAACCCAGTTTATACTTTATATCTTCTACCTGCTTGTATTGCATCTACCATTTCTCTAAATTTAGGATCTGATTGATATTTTTTTTCTAATCTTTCTGCATATTCTTTTTCTAAAGTTTCCGCGGATTTTTTAGTTGATTTACCGTTTTTATTTTTTAAAAATAAATCAGCCAATACGCCTGCTAAATATCCTATGATAGCACCTGCTGCGCCTTCATTAATTTCTTTTTTAATTTCTTCTCGTATAAGTAGACGTAATTTATCTGTATCTTTCATATCAATGGTTTATTATAATTATTTCATAAAAGAAAAATGGGTCCGAAGACCCATTATCTACTAGGAGTTCTAGTTACTCCCGGCCTATGTATTTTTTTACTGCTGGGAGCTGGTTGTTTATTGGCTTGTTCAGCAGCTTCCTTTTCTTTTTCTTTTACATCTACCATTTTTCTATAATAGAAATTTCGTAGATAAACTGGCATCGTATACAAATCACCGAATGTAAATCCGCCATGGCCATAATATATCATATCGAATATTTGGCTATTCCGAAAGGGCCTATAATTAGGCCCTAGGCCAAAAAAAGGACACCGTCATGGGCATAGCCATGTCTAATACTTCGTGACCACAACTCGGACATTCAAACATGAATTCCATTTTAATATCCGGACTTACATCTTGTATATACTTACGCAAAGCAAAAGAATCTCTAGAAAGCAATTCCGTATCTACAAACTTTCTAATAACAGTAATATCGGATTCACCATCTACTGAAGTAATTAAATACTTTAAACGAGTAGTCATTTCAGAATCAATACCAGTAATTTTAGTTAACTTTTTAAGACCTTTTAATTCAGCTTCAATTCCTTTTTCATCTGCTGAAGTTAAACATTTAAAAGATACTTTTCTTTTAGATGCCGGCAATTCAAACCAAAATTCATTAGCACCTTTAGTATACGTACCTTCTTTAGGTTCTTTATCTTCAAAAGTAGATAAATCAACTACATGTGTAGATTTTTCTCCGCATTTGGGACATGTAATTTCTACTTCATAATCTTTACCATAAGCTAAAATCCTAGCAGCAACTAAAAGAGCATTTTTATCGCCTACCAATAAATCATTGTAATTAATTTTAGATACGATTAATGACTGTAATAACTTATCTATTACTACCCCAGATTTAATCAAATTCTGCGATGTAAGAATGTCTTCTTCTTTAGCAGTCATATATTTCATATGAATCTGTCCCGAGCTTAACGGGTTACTTTCGGGGTATAACAACCCTTTAGACGGTAAATGTACTACCTCAGTATGAAATTTAGAAGTGTCATCAGGATTCTCGAATTCAGTTTTAGTGTTACCGGCAGAATATTTAGCCTTTAATACTTCTTTTAATTCGTCGTCTGATAAAGATTGGTTTTTAGGATAAGAGTCTGAAACTGTTGTCATAACTTTAAATATTTGATTTTAATTTATTAATATATATACCTAAAATAAAAAAGCCCCCCGTTTCCGGAGGGCTAACTGAAAGAAAAGAACTAAAATCACCCAACAGTAACTGACATACTAGTACCTTCAATAGGTCCTGAGCCTTGAGTACTTCTCTGCGGAGACTGTACTACATCAGGAATATCTTTATTTATATCTTTTGCAAATGATATCATACGAGCATTATAATCCTGCCTAATGTTTTTATTAATTTCATTAGGTACTCTAGCATTAAAAGGATTTGAATATCCTTTAAATACATCAGGAGCGAATGCTAATTGTTCTCGTGTAATTTCTTCCGCGGTTTTCATGGTTTATTAAAAATTAAGCACAGCATAATCAATACGCATTGTAACGGAAATTTCTACAGGTTGGTCAGATGCCCAATCCATATCTCCAAACTGTGCAGATTTGATATAAGCTCCTTTAAGTAACCATTCTTCTACGATATCACCTACAGGTCCTAATACTTCAAATTGCAAGTCTCTTTTATAGAAATCAGCGTATCCATCACGACCGGTAATTGATTCGTGAGAAGTTCTAATCCATTCCATTACTGCTTGAGCACCGGAAGGTACAATCGGATCATAAAGCGTCATTGAGAAATCTCCCCAATTTGCTTTACCTTTAAGTTTTCTAATTACGTTGATATGATGCATATCAATATCACCGAAATCAATTTGCGGACGGTTAATTTTCTTAATAATATAAGAAGGTAACCCATTCATATACATGATGAATCTATTCTGTACCTTGGGTTCGAAACTGGTAAAGAATATATCGGAATCTGGAATTAATGTTGCCATATTTTTATTGATTTAAATAGTTTAAATAATTTAGTTATATTAATAAATATACCGATTAATTGTTTTATTTTTTAGCATCGATTAAATCTAAATTTAATCCTTCGTATTTAGATAATCTATTCTTAACTGCTAGTAAATTTTTTTCAGAGTCATCCATGAATTTAATATTTTTATAACCTTTTTTTACTTGATTTTCTATCCAATCTGCTTTTAATTCTGGATTTGCTCCGCCTACCCCAACCACGTATACGTCTAATTTATATTTTTCTTTTAAATGGCGCATTATAGGATATGCCACTCTTCTAGCAGTTAATATAGTGGTTTTAATATTAGGATTAGATGCCGACTTTTTTATCTGTAAAAGATTACGAAGTATGGGTTTTGAATCTTTTATTATCTTATCAAACTCAGTAAAATCATATTTTTCTCCGGGTTTTAAAGTATATGTAGCAAATTCGCCACTAGACAACTTTTTCAAGTTGCCTTCAGAATCTATTACATTTATACTAGTATTCGTATCTACCAATGTATCATCGAAATCGTATATATGTATCGTTCTTCCGGCATCTTCTAATAAATCAAGTAATCGTATCATCTATTATAAATATTTTATAAAAAAAGAAAAGCGGGTATGACCCCGCTCTTCTCTTCTTATACACTAACTTTATTTTATGCTGAGAACGAAGCCCCAGTTGCCTGAATATTAAAATCAATAATGATAAATTCAGCAGTCTTAGTCGGTTGTAAAAACAACTGACCATACATAATATTACGATCGATTAAATCTGGAGTATTATTAGTATCATCCATTACAGCTTTGAACGCATAGAGACCTTGACGCTGCTTAACTGAATCTAAATACGGATTAACAATATTCAAGAAACGGTTTCTAGTTTGAGTAGTGTTCTGTTCGAATACCAAATATTTAGTTGCAGAAGCAATAAATTTCTTGGTAGCGATTAACAACCTACGAACATTAATACGGTCAAGTGCAGACGCTTTAGCTTGCAATGTCTTTTGACCCCAAACGCATACTCCGATATTCGGGAACGATGCAATAGGATTGATACGATTTAAATACAATTGATCTCTATCAGCCTGAGTTAATCTAAAATATACTTGAGTAGCTTCTGAAATACCACCTCTATTTAAACCTGCAGGAGCGAACCATTCATATGATAATTTATCATTCTGAGCAAATACGCCAGGAACCACAACGGATGGCGGTACCCATAACAACTTCTTAGATACAGAGTCTTGTACTTTAACCCAAGGATAATAAGTCGCTGCATAATTGGTATCAAAATTACTTACATTAGCTATTGCCTGAGAAATGTTATCGGAAATACCAACGGTATCCATGATGTAGAAAGCATCTCCTCTATTCTCACAGATTTGAATTGCTTTATCGGTAATAGAAGAATGCTTAGAGCTAATAATACCTGGGGTTACTATTGCATTAATATCATATTCATCTGCATTACTCAAAATATTTAAAGCTGTAATATATGATATCGATCCAGAACTATTTGCTGTTGAGCAATCAAATCCAAATACGTTGGTATCAGTAATATTAGCGCCTACATTTTTCTTTTTATTATACGGCAATCCATCGTGACCTCCTTGCAAGGGTACAGCAAACTTCAACATTTCTACAGGAGCGTTTGATGAAGACAAACTAGTACCGGCCGGGAACGTAGTTCCATTGATACCGGAAACGTTAGACGAACTAGGGTGACTAAACATCCTATCTAAGTTGAAGTCTACCCCGCCGGCTACATTGGCAGTAACGCCTACTACACTGTTTGGTATAGAATATAATAATTGTTTAGCATCAGCACTATAGAAATTAAATCCGAATAAATATCTATTATCATATGTAGTCGAAGTACCTTGTAATGTTACATATGAACCGCTTCTGAAAGCTACTTCACCACTAGATCCGGTAGCTACAGTAGTATTAGGAATTTTAAATCCGAAAGGATATAAACCTGCAGGTAATGTATCAAAACCGTCGACAGGAATTATATAAATGTATTTACTCTTATTAGGATAGTCTCCGTTCATAGTAACTCTACCAGAAGAATCTACTGTAGAATACATGTCCCCAACCCTTTTTAAAATATAATTTTCTGAAAAAGGATCGGTAGTCAAGTCTAAGAAGGATTCTAATACTTCGGGTTTAGTGTCAGTATCAGATGAACCTAAATATCCGCCGACTCTTCTTACAAAGATATTAAATCTAGGATATGCAGTTCCGGGAACGGTGCCGGATTTTCTAATATCTTCGATAGTAACTTTTACATCATAGTTACCTTCGGTACCGTCTGAAATTCTACCTACTTTAAACAAATTAGTAGACGTACCGCTAGATAATTGTGATGTGATCCATGGAGTTTTAGCGTTTTGGAAAGACGCATTAGTACCGGCGAATGACATCGTAAACGAACTAGAAGCAACATTTAGTCCTCCTGATGCTGCTAGATGTCCTGCCTCAGGAAAAAATCTATATAAATAATAATTTCCTGTTAATCCGGATCCGGTATTTAATGGGGAGGTACTAAATAAAGTGCCGATATAATTTGCACTAGTAGTATTAAATGATGCTGCAAGTGTGCCATATGAACTAGTTAAAGTGAAGCCGGAAGCAGATATAACACTGCCTGAAAATGCAATAACTTCTCCTCCGGACGGATTTACCGGAAGGAGTGTTGCTAATATATTTTTTGATGCGGATTCAATAATATTGAGTGCGCCTGGTTGACTCCATGGCTCTGAACCCATTATTCGAATGATAGTAGCAGTACCAGCACTTTTTAAATATGATTTAGCTGCATACGGTAAATACGTGCTAGAATCTAAATCTCCGAATTTATCAATAAAGTCTTGATAAGATGTTACTACAGTAGGCCTGAATGCAGGACCTTTCATTGTGGGACCGATTAAGGCTGCCCCGATTTGACCAACGCCAGTTGGGAGAAAGGATAAATCCTTTTCTTGAGTAAAGACTCCAGGCGATACTATTTTTTCTGCCATATTTTTTAAGATTTAATAAGTTTAAATGATTTTATATCTTAATATAAATATGTAGAAAAAATTTCAAACCCTATTCAAGAGGAGTAAAAGTACCGCTTTCTAAATCTAAAGTCCCGGTACCATATTTAGTATTTAATTGGGATACCAATTCCGTTTCTTTAGATAATATTTCATTATATAAAGTGTTTAATTCTAAACTTTTTTTATCTAAAAGTTTCTTTTCTACTTCTAACTGACCCAAACGATAAATTATTTGTTGATATTCAATTTGAATTGACCTAAGAGTAGATAATTCATCTTCAGTAAATTTTATAATTTCTGCCATAACTTTTTAAAATAAATATATTGATCCGAAGAAATATCTTAAATTTAATGTAGGTTAGTTAATGCAAATCCTGAACGTATTTGCATTTTTCCAGAATATCCCGATAAGTTTATCGTTGTACTTGCAGAATCTTTATATTGAACTTCAAAATTTAAAGTCGCTCCTTGTTCAATAATAAACGAATATTTACCGGCTGCCATTAAAATTTCCTTTTAATAACAAATATTAAGTATTTTTTAACGTATCTAAAGTGATTTGTGTTTCTACAATTTGTATGTCTATTACAGTAACCATTTCTAAATCGCCGGCCATTACAGCTACATTCTTTTGCTGTTCTAAATTTTTAATTTTATTTTCTAAAATAAAAATAATCTCTTCTATTTTCATATCTTAATAATATATTAAAGTTCTCCACATTTCGTTTGACGAATGTCTCATTATATATAGGTATTTTAGACCATCAGCTGTTTGAACAATTTCCATTCTATTTCCCAATACAGCAGTGGACATACCATATGGTATTGTGCCAATTGGTATAATAATGTCTAAATTTAAATCATAATACACTATCCTACCTGTCGAATCTCTTTGAAAATATATTCTATCCGCTCCATCATATGCATACATAGTCCCTGTGGTCAATCCTTCACGAGCACCTTGAATGAAATCCAAAGGTCTCCATCTATTCGTTTTATTATCATACACTTCCCAAAAGTGAAGTCCGCCACCCCTATGTGTAATTATAAAATCTCCTTTATCCGTTGAGGAGCCCCAATTCCATTGAGCCGTAATACCTGTACTTGTAGTACCTGTTCTTCCTAAAATAGTATACGTAGAAGTAGTATCTGGGCTGGTTGTTATTACTGCAGAAAACGTTAATGTATTTGCAGTGTTCGATGCTATTGTAGCCTCCTGTATTTGACCAGTTCCGCTAGTTATTACAACCCGTTTATTGGCCCACTGATTAGTCCTCCATCTTTTATTTGCATCGACTAATGTAGAAGTAGTACCTGAAGTCACACTTCCGTAGCTATCATGTATTTTGTATCTAGTATTTACCGTCGGAACTACGCCTATACTCGGCACTACTGAATTATAAGGTGTAGATGATAATGCACCATATGCTGCCGTAGTAAATGATCCTGAACTACTTCCTGTCCAAGCAATACCATTAGCTGAAAACGCAGTAAGGTTTCCTCCAGATCCGGATCCGACAGCTACAAAATTAGTACCGTTCCAACTTACTCCATATCCAATCGATATCTGAGGCGTTGTAGCTGCTGTCCATGTTGAGCCACTATCAGTTGAATAATAGATTGGAGCTGATCCCGAGCCTACCATAACTGCTACATTACCGTTCCAAGTTACTCCATATCCAATGCCGGACGTACCAAAGGCTGAGGTTCCTCCTCCTCCCCATGTTACACCATTAGAGGATGTTGCGAATGTATTAGATCCAGATCCTACTGCTATAAACTGAGTCCCGGCCCAGCATACGCCTCTTCCTACTTGTGAAAACACCGATGTACCAGTAGTCCCTCGATTCACTCCTCCGGTAAAGTTTAAGTAATCATCAGGAGCATACATTAGTGTATTTGTACCCTGGCCTACTATTACCCAAGTAGTACCGTTCCATGCTGCACCGAAACCTTCAGTTGTAGGGAAAGGGGTTGCAGTTCCCATGCCGGTCCACGTTACTCCGTCATATGACCAAGCAACTGTATTAGTACCCCTTCCAACAGATACATGTCTAACACCATTCCAAACTACACTATTACAAGCTGTGCCGTGCACAGTCAATCCTAAGCCATTCCAGGTAACTCCGTCATTTGACCATGCTAAAGTGTTAGCCGATCCGGATCCGCCTACAACAAACCTAGTACCATTCCAACAGCCTCCATTTCCTTGAATTGAAAATATACCCGTACCTAGCCCCGTCCATAGTGAACTGGAGCCTTGAAAATCGGAATACGCTATTGTATTTGTACCTGCCCCTAAAGCAATAGTTCTACCAATATTTAATGTGTTCCCAGTACTTCCTACAATGATATTTTCCGCGTAGCTTCCCGAATTATTTGCGAGACTAATCTTGTAGTTATAAAATATACTACCAGTTGTACTTAGATAATTCCAATCCTTAGTAATATCTGTTATAGATGAAGTAGTAGTGCTAGTGGGATATCCATACGTCAATTGCGAGTCCAATAAAAAATGCGTATCCGCTCCAAAAGCTTCTAGGTCTGATATAGTATATCTAGTTGATGCTCCTGGGGTAGTACCTGCTAAGAACGATATTGTGTTTGTGGTATTTCCTATGATACGC